AGAGCTGTTGAAGTTGGAATACTTAATTTAACTGAAGATGGCACTGTATTTAAATTAGCAAATGGTAAAAAGGTTATGACTGTACCTTTTGATCAACATCCTTACGGAGCATTAGCTTCATATTTTAAAACAGATGAAGGTGTTGATTTAATGAAGTCAATTATGAAAAAACTTTCATAAATAAAGGGTATAAAGCGAGAAATCAGCTTTATATCCACTAATTAATAAATAAACAATGGTAAATATAAACGAAGTATACAAAATTGTACTTACTATTACAAATAAAGATAATAGAGGCTATATTACTCCAGAAGAGTTTAATAATTTAGCTGATCAAGCTCAAAATGAAATATTTGAAGGATATTTTAATAAACAAGTATTATATGAGTCTGGTGTGGCAATAGATACTGATTTTTCAGATCCAGTTTTAATAGGTACTGAAAAAATAAATTTATTTTATGCTAATTCATCTTTAACTCTTTCAAATAATAGTTGGGCTTTGCCAAATGATCTTTACAAAATAGGGGTTGTGTCTGTTAATGGTGTTGACGCGGACTTGGCGTCACATAAAGATTTAAAATATATAAATTTATCTCCTTTAACAGCACCTGTTTCAGGCCAACCAGTTTATATTATAACAGGAAGTTCAATAAAAGTTTATCCAACAACTATAACTTCAGGAGTATCATTAGAGTATCTTAAAAAACCAAATAAACCTAAATGGGGTTATTTAATGCCATCAGCTTCTCAAATAGCTTCTGGTGTACCTAATGAGCCTATATATGACTCTACTGTATTTAATCCATCTTCAGATGATTATAATGCAACAGCAAAATCTTTAAATTTTGAATTACACGCATCAGAAAAAAATGATCTTGTATATAAAATATTAACATTAGCTGGCGTTACAATTAAACAAAACGATATAGCTGGATTTGCACAATCTAAAGATCAACAATTACAAACAACTGAACAATAATGGCAGTATCAAGAAAACCCTTAGACGTAGATAATTACTCAGCATTAGATGGCGGTACAGGAACAGCAATACCAGGATATTATAGTAGAGTTAATTTAAACGATATTATAAATAATTTTATGATTGCTTATGTAGGTGATGGTAAAATATTAACAAAGCTTCCACGGTATGAGGCTGCTTTTTGGGCTCAAAGATCTGTTCAAGAGTTTAGTTATGATATTTTTCATTCTGAAAAAAGTATTGAAATTGAGCTTAGCTCTACATTACAATTATCATTACCTTCAGATTATGTAAACTATGTAAAAATATCTTATGTAGATTCAAATGGTAATCATAGAACAATACAAAATACAAAAACAACTAAAGCCGCTAAAGGTGTAGCTCAAGATCAAGATTTTAAATATATATATGATCAAGAAGGTAATTTAACATTTAATGAAATTTCAGAAACAGCAAGTCGTTTTCAAGAATCAGAAAAATTTATATCAAATAAAGACTTTCAAAATTATTTTGATGGCTATTATGATGATGATGATTTATCATCTTTTGGAAGAAGATATGGATCTGAACCTGAAAGACAAAATGTTAATGGACGTTATTTATTAGATCTTGAAGCGGGAAAAATATATTTTGATTCATTTTTTAGCGAAGGTGATTTAATAGTTATACAATATATATCTGACGGTTTAGGTGATAATGGTGATTTTGCAAATGTATTAGTACCTAAATTAGCTGAAGATGCTGTTTATGCTAATATGTTGTATAATTTAACAAAAATAAGACTTAGTAATCTTAAAGTAGAAGAACTTGCTCAAGTATTGAGAGGTAAATCTAAATGGATTAAACATTAATATATGCCAGAAATAAAAAGACTCTTTAACGCGAGTCGAATGAATCGCGATTTAGATGATAAAATGCTTAAGCCCGGTGAATACCGAGAAGCATTAAATATCAATGTTAGTAAATCTGAAAGTTCTGATATTGGAGCTGTTGAAAATATATTAGGTAATAAACTAATAGTTGATACATCTTTATCTGGAGCTAAAGTTATAGGTGAATATCGTGATAATGGTAATGAAAGAATTTATTATTTTATTACTACAAATTCATCATATAATGAAGTTAATAGCGGTAGTCATCAAATAATTGAATACAATCAAAAAGCAAATAAATCTACAATACTAGTAAATAGTACAGCTTTAAATTTTCATCAAAATTATTTAATAACTGGTATAAATTTAGTTGATGAATTGTTATTTTTTACAGATGACCGCAATCCTCCTAGAAAAATAAATGTTGAAACTGCAAGAAATACGCCTGGAAGATATAATTTATCGTCAAATATAGATGATATTATTTCTGTAGCAAAGTACGCTCCATTTACAGCTGCAACAATTATTGGTGTATCAGATTCTGATGAACAAGGCAATGTAATTACTTCTAACTTTTTAGAAAATAAATTAGTTAGATTTTCATATAGATACCAGTTTGAGGATGGTG